CAAATGGAAGATATTCCAACTTTAATATCTCAAAGTTTTGCCAAACCTATTAATGAGTGTCTTCAAAAGGCCAATTCTGGATTTAATTACGGTGGTCGAATTAATGGAGGTAGTAATTATTTACATTATTTAGAAGATCTTAAGTGTCAATTAGGTGAAATTAATTTTAATTGTGATTTCTTTTTTTCCGGACATGATAACAATGTTCAAGAAAATGCTATAATTTGCGCTATGGCTATGTTACGGCTTTGTTATCGTGAAGGAGAAGACATAGATAGAGCTTTTATTTATATGACTAGTTCAGTTATATATAAAAGAGTGGTCCTACCAGACAGCGGATTAATCTATGAAATAAGTAAAGGTATAGCTACTGGTCATGGTTTTACCAGTATATTAACAACCTTATGTAGTTATGGATCATTAGCTACGGCTATTAATTTAACTGCTCCGAGAGAAGTTAATAGAACTGTATTAAGAATGGCTGGTGATGATGTAACTGGGAAAATGCCAGCATATATGTTGAGTGGAGTTAATCATATCATCTCTAAAGAAAGTGGTCATACTATGGACGATATCGAAGTTGGCTCGGGCTTCTTTGATACATTAAATCGCAGTATGCGTTGTACATTTCTTAAGAAGAAATATCACCCTTTTTCATGAAATGAAAAGGAATTATTTATTAATTTATTAAATCCAACTATGAAGGAGAGGGGTTTTGGGAACGTCGTTGATAATTTATCTATCATGTCATTACAGGCTCCATTTGACTTGCGATTGAATTATATGCTTATGTATATGATCATAGTAAAGTTTTTAATTCACCTCCATAAGAAAGATTTAAATCGTGGTTCCACGACAGGTCAAAGATTAAGAAGTGGTTGTAATAGTAATAAATTCATCAATTATTTAAGTATTCATGTACGTGAACCTATTCATCCCCTTATTTTTATTAATGATGTGGATATACATGATTGTTTAATTTACAGCAATCAGCTTCATAGCTATGAGATTCATAAGACCAAAGATATGTTAATATCATATTTAAAAGAATTTGATTCTAAAATTGATAAAAAGATCTTATGATTCAACAAAAAGTTTCCTTATATTATGTTTAAGAAAACTTTAAGATTAGCCGTCTTTGATGTTGGAAAAGTCGTAACTGAGCCAAATCATCATATTATCAGATTATTGAATAATGATAGATTGTGGTTGACTAGATAACTAGTCTGATA